AGGGTATTCAATAACAAATGTTGTTGTGTTTAACTCAGCAACATCGCCCGTTTGAAACTTTAACACTTTGTTTCGTGTCCATTGCGGTGTGCTTGGTGCTGCACTGCTTGCGATGGCCTCCAAATCTACCTTAAACAAGTCTTGCAGTTGCTCAAATATAGCTATGCAAGATGCCACAATGAAATAATATAGATTCCATTTAGCCGTTTGTGAGGTCGATGTTAATTGGCTCAATGTTGGGTCTGCATTCTTTGCATCCAACATTGATTGTTTTATTTGTGCTACTGTGCGGGCCATTATACAATTGATGTTATAAGTCCTTTAACTACGGTAACTGTTTTGCCGTCAGCGGTAGTAAACGATCCTGTTGCACCTGTTGCAGTTGTATAACCAACAATAGCATTAATAGTTGTTATTGATGTAACTGCATTTTGATTTACTATTACTTTTTCAGTACCTGTAATTGCGCCTGCTGCTGGTAACTCTGATATTTTTTGCTCTGCCATTTTATTGTTGTATTACTAATTTATAACCACTTTCTGTTAATAATTCATAACCTAATTCACTTGCTAATATTACTGAGTCAGGTATTGCACCGCTTCTGATAGTATCATCCTCTAATTGCGGGCTGTTGTTTGTAATCAATGTATCAACTGTTGCCTCCGTTGTTGGTCCATTCATTGCGCTATAATCGAAACCACTCACACCATAAGAAATAATAAACTCTTGCACGTTGGTATGGTCAACCGATTGCACTTCCATTCTTCTTAGGAACTTAGTGTTATTCGGTGTTGACCACATGTGAACCAATGTGTTTAAGTCTTGCTTCAGTTGCAATATTGCGGTGTCCTCAGTCTTATAACTTTCAAAACCTAAATGCAAGTTAACTGTTAAATTGCCAATCTGCTGCCCTCCTAAAGTATCCATGTATTGCGAATCGGCAAACTCAATAAAGCAACAAGGATAGTTAAAAGCCACGTTCACATCTTCGCGCTCAAATTGGTTATTCCATAACGCAACGTATTTAAGGTCGGCTAATGTTTCAATCCTTGCTTTGAGGTCGTTATATATTGCTAATTGCATTACTTAAATACTTTATCTAATCGTTTAACAATAACTGCTTTTACTTTCTCGTTAAGGTTGTAAGAATCGCCCATAAATTGTCGCTTTGGCATATTTTTTAAACCATTGTTATGTCGCGCAGCATAAACCAAATCAGTGCTAATCTTAATAGTTAACGCGGCTCTGTTTGCAGGGTTACGAATGATTGACCGCCTTAAATCTCCAGTCTTAACAAGTATTGCACGCCCTGCGCGCTTATCTGCTACCTTTCGCGGCTTCCACTTCTGCACATTCTTATCATCAAAACCTTGCTTCCTAAAATTATCTATAAAGAACACGCGCGCAGTGTTACCAACATCTACAATAGCCGCTTCCATCGCTTTACGCGCTTTCTTTTCTGCCTGTTTTAGGTTAAATTTATTCTGCTTTGCCATTTTACAAAGGTATAGGTAAATTCCAATTCTTTTTAGCCATTTCTTTGTCACCTTTTGCAATGTCAAAGTAAGGGTGTTTGTCTTTGCCCTTTTTTTTAAACACATAGCCATCAATGCCAGCGTTCATACGAAACAATGGCGGCACGTCATCGGGTGGATTAAATCCACTCATATCGGTTTCTTCCCCCTCTGATAGTTGTATTACGGTACAACGGCAACGCCATCCATTAGGAGGATAGTATTGCTTCCAAAAGGGGTCATTTATTGGTCTTATAATATTATCTAATGCCGCGTGTGTTGGTCTTACTCTGCCATCACCAATGGTTTGATATTGCAACAGTGGTAAAACATCGGCATCGGCTTCTATACGTTTCCAATCGGATGCCATACGTGCTGATGCTTTGGCAGTTTGGTATTCAGCTTGCAAATAGTCTTGATTATAAATTTCAAATATTGGTGCAGCTGCTTTTTTGAACGCATAAAAGTTCGATTGATATTCGGGTACTGCTAACAATGATGTTAATGCTTTCGTTTGTTGGTAGGTCTTAGCACCACTAAATACATAAATATTATTCGTTAAATCTGCCGTTAATAATTCATCAACAACAGGTGCTAAATCAATGCCCTCTTTTAAATATTGTGCAGTCTTTAAATAAATTCCTTCGGGCAACACTTGGTTATTAATCGCACCAATCCATACATCATTCGTGAAACGGTTAAAATCGTTTTCATCGAATGGCGTTGGTGGGTCAACTTCTTTACCTATATTGCAGAAACCGCACATTACTTATATAAATTCTTTAGCTTATTAGCAACTACTTCAACCTCTAATTCTTCATCACTTAACTCAATACCATATTTCTGCTCCAAATATTCATGCTCAAACTTAACATAAGGCATAAATGAAGCATCAATCTTAGCTTGCTCAATCAATGGCAAACTTTCGCTATCGTCATACTTAAATGTGCAACCACTTAAATCAAAACCGTTCTTAATCATCATTGGCACTAATTGATTTTCAATGATGAACTGCATTTTCAACGTGTCTTGCTTTGAAATCATAGCAGCAACTCCCTCGTGCACATTTGCGCTACCTGAGTAAGCCTTTTCATCTGTTGTGCCTGTTTGTCCTAAGATTATTTTGCTAATCTCACTATTGCAGCGTTCCACCATCTTATCGAATACGGCATAGGCATCTGTTCTGCTTGCTTGCATCAATTCAATGTTATCGTTTAAGTCCAACACTGCCCATGATGCCACGCCCATATTTCTGAGCATGTTTTCCATGTTTTTACGTGTTAATTCATCGCGCACATCTGTTTTACCAATGCGAATAGGACTGCCAAAAACCTCAGCGAACTCCGCCCACGCTGCCATTGCGTTTTTCTTCCAAATAACATAAGGTGCAAGGTACATCATCAATCCTAAATCTTTCTTTTCGCCAACACCAATACACCAATTATTGTAAGGGCTTTCATCAAAGTGTTTGCCATCAGTTACTGTAGCAGTATTACTGCGAACTAAGCTAAATTCAGGCACAACGTAGATACGCGGCACTAATTCTGTATAGGTGTATTTATCGTTAACTACTGGCCCGAATTGAACTAAACTAAAGCCCCAAAATATTGAATCCAACGCCATACTTTGAAAGTCATAAAACCACTTTTGATTAAAGTAAGCGGTTTTGGTTTCATCCACTTCACCATCAGGGCCACAAACCATAAATTTTTTGCACAATATCTTTGATTTACGTTGCAATACTGCGCTTTGTAATTGTGCATCTAACCAAATTTGTTGATAGGTTTGCATCAATAAGAATCGGTTTGGGTACATTGGGCTTTCTGCCGCCTGTAATGCTATGTTAAACTTTTGCGCATCTTGGCGAACACGTTGCAACTGTTGCTCAAAGTCAATAGTTTTACGTATGTTAGCCTTTTGTGGCTGAGGTTTGTTGAAGTTAAATATATCGTTATACCAAGCCATTATTTGAAAAAATTATCTTGTTTGTCTAAACTATTACCATAGCGAATACTGAAACCCTCTGAGTCGGTTGTGTTTATGTTTAACACCTCTGCCGTATCTGTGCCGCTTGCCCATCTGTCTAATTGGTCTAATGCTTCGCGGTTGCGCTCAATTCTTAATTCGGGTATGTTTCTTGGGTTAATCCTTGCATGTAGGTTATATAATGTCATATCCATTGCCAACTCCACAAACATTGGGTATCTGTTATCGCCCACTGTCCAATAAGTTGCGTTACTTGTTGCAATGTTAATCATTTTAGACCAATAAGCAGTCAATGTCAGTGGTTGGTTTTGGCTTGCTGCTATTGCTGTGTAAACATAGCCATCGTCATCAGTTACAATGTTGCCAATGATATATTGAGTTGTTTTATTCCATCTATCGAAGTCATTAACGTGTGTAATTACTTCGCCTAATATAACTCTGTCGCGTGTACGGTAGTGGCGGCTGTTTGAATAGGCATCCATCGTGCCCAATTCAATGTCAACCATATAACGCTGCACCAACTTTGTGCGCATGCGTGAAATGGCCTTAACCTCGCTATCGTACAAGTTCTGTGGGGTGTTCTCGGTTATCTGATTGAGGTCAACCGTTTGAATTATTGAAAGATAGTCGGAGGTTTTTAAGAATCGTGCCATGATGCGAAATAATAAAAAAAAATTCGATATTTGGTAAATATGTAACTAATTTTATTTATGTTTGTGGTGAAAACTAATACTAACTAACTATGAAAAAACTATTTATTGCTACATTCCAATTAAAAGACCACGCATTTCAGCAACTTATTTATGCGCTAAATGAAGAACAAGTAAGGTTGCACTTTGAAAAAACAAACAAAGAATCGTCTTTTAAAATTACTAAAATTGAAGAAGTAATTGATATTTCAGAAAATGAATAACATCCCCATCACAGAAGAAACATTAATTAATTTCGGGTTTACAAAATTTGATGGATGGTTCTTTTTAGAAAACCGATTTACGACTATTTACATTTCATCACTAACAGGTCATTGCTCAATCGGTGCAAATGAGGAATACGATTTGCCTTATAAAGTGCTTTACATACACCAACTCCAAAACCTTTATTTCGCATTAACTGGCGAAGAACTAAAATCTACTCACTGATTTATATTCCGCATCTCTACCAACAACAACAAGCGGTTTGATAATTCCTGTTTGAAACTTAGCGTATTGACTGCTGAAAACCGTTGTGATTAAATAGCGCGTTAAATCAACAATATGCCCATAGGGTTGGTAGTTTACTTTAGTGACCGGATCGGTAACGGTTTTCTTATCAACTTTTCCGTTTTTGTCTTCCTTGGTGTTTTCAAAATCTAATATTGCCACTCGGCATGATTCATCAGCAACAAATGATATGCCCTGCTCATTGTAATCTAAAATAGCATTAAAGAAATCGGCACTTGGTCGCACATTGGGGTTTGACTTAGCAACTCTGCGAATCGGTTTAACCTCATCTAATTCGTTAATTAATAAGCGAAACAAGTCAAATCCCTTTTCTTGTTTAACGTCATCCTTTTGTGAGGTGCTATCTCCACAAACATACACATGGCCGTTGTGCTTCCAATGTCGAAGCCGTTGCATTATTGCCCTGCCCATTGCTTTGGTAGTGTTATCAGGGTTCTTTAGGGCAATACAGTCAATCATTCTGATTTCATTGTCATCACTAATTTGGAATACACCACAAGGGAAGTATGGGTTTACGTTTTCATCGAATGAAAGCCAAATGGCGAGAGATGGGTCGTAAGTTACAATGCCAGTGTGCTTAATTGTACTCCAGCTTTTCAAAAACTCACCACCAAAATCTACTTTGCCCCATTCGCCAAGGACATAAACTTTGTGCAAGTTAGGGTTTGCTTTTACTCTTTCGGTTAAATGTTTTATGTAATCAGCATCAAGGAACGCATTGTCCTTGTACGTTGTATGAAGTAAGTAAGTATCTGAATCGGGCGTGTCAAAAAATCTACGCTTTAACCAGTGCTGCTCCGATATTGGGTTGAATGTTATTATAAACTGTTTATAATTGCTTGTTTCGCCCCTTACCCTTAACTCCAGCTGATTAAAGTCCAATTCATCTAACTCAGTTGCTTCTTCACACCAAACTGATGTTATACCGGCAATTGATTTAATTTTTTCGGGGTCATCCATACCAGCACAAAGTATTTCGTTACCAGTTGGATTATGAGTAAATCGCATTTCGCTTTTATTAATGGTAAACTCCGAATAAATATCGTACTCAAGTAATTTGTCAATCAACAACTGATATATTGAATTTCGTATTGTAGTTGCTACTTTACGGATGCACAATATTCGGTGATTGCGCTCGGTTGTTGTTCGCAGTATTATCTTTTGAATGGCCGCGATTGATTTGCCTGATCCAATCAGCCCGCCCCGCCTTTCAATACCAAGTATCTATGTTGGCTTGAAAGCGCGGGGCGGTATGCTTCATTAAATTTTATATGTGAGCCCAACTTCTTCTGATTAAAACATCTTTAATGCAAGAAACTGTAACATTGTATTCTTTTGATAACATTTCTCTTGTGTAAACGTGCTTTTTAAATTTACTTCTAATTTCTAAAACTTTAACTTCATTCAGTTTAGATATTGGATTTTTTTCACCAATATTGCTTTGTAAATTATTAGCAAAAGAATGTTTGATGTTTTCTGAGTGAGTGACTAATTCTAAATTGTCTATGTTATTATTTGACTTATTGCCATCTTTATGATTAACTTCTAATCCATCTATATTTCCTAAAAAAGCACTACATACAATTCTATGAACTTTTATTGTTGTGTATTTGCCATCATCTCTAATCAAAACAGTTCTTAAATAACCGTTTTTATCCAATGCAGGTTTTAATATTGCAGTTGTTTTGGTGTTTTTCCAGTTTTTAGTTTTTATGTTCCCTTTGTTAGAAACTTCATACAAACTATAATTAGGTATTTTTTTAAATATTTCCATAAAGCAAATATAGTAAATATTTCAATGCACAACCTTTTTATTTATTATTTTTTTTGGCATCTATAAATTCTACTTGCCACAGTTTAATTTCTGCTCCCTTAGATGTTAAATCAGCATTAACAGATGTCGGTATCAACTTTGCAGCCAACTTATAAAACTCGGTTGTGTTTTCTTTAGCCCAATTAGCAAGGTTGGCATTTTCGTCGCCTTGTAATTCATTGAACGCAACTTCAAACGCTTCCTTAACTGATTTGGTCAGTTTGTTTTGCGCTCCTTTAGGTTTGCCCTTGTTCCCTTTCTCAAATTGTGCCATTATTCGTAATTTTCCGTAATTTTCGGCTACTTTTCACCCCACAAAGATACAAATTATTTTAATATTCCAAACTTTCACTTGTTCGGTATTATCGAACAACTGATTAAATCTTCCTGCAGCTGCTCAAACGAAGTAGCAACAATGTAATAACCACCATCACTTTCAACTGCTGCTTTGCGTTTCTTCTGCTCGTCACTCATTCGATCGGTTGGAGATTTAACCTCAATAGCAAATAGTTTCCCTTTAAGTAAACATTGAATGTCCTCCATACCCGTATGTGTACCTTTAAGAAATCCAACTCCAGGACGATAACGGCCCTCAGATGAAATTCGCCTTGCACTGTTGCAACCATGGACTGATTTTAAGTAAGCAATAATAAGGTCAGTAAACTTATTGGTATTAAATGCATCCTTGGTAACTTTATGCTCAATGATATTATTCACCGGCACATCTAAATGGTTTGTTGTAAGTTCCGTTTTACGTTTCTTAACAACTTTCTTCTTTGTAAGGTTAAATCGTTCAATCGGTAATGTCTGCCACAATGCTAACGGTTGCTTATTGCGTTTGTAGGTGTTGTGGTAAAATAACTCGAATTCGGGGATTGTGTAGATTTTCATATTTATTACATTTTTGGTTTATTACAGATTTATTACAACTTTATTACAAATTTATTACAAGTTGGTAGTCTTAGTTACAGTAGCTTTATATTATTATTATTATTATAAAATATAGTAATGTAATAATAAAACGCCAAAAACTCTGACGTTTTTGTTTTTAAGATAAATCCTATGAGTTTTTGCATTATTACATAAATTTATTACATTGTTGATTATCAGCATTTTAATATGTAATTTGTAATAAATGTAATATTACATATCAAATCTTGGCATTTCTTCCAGTTCTTCATTTTTAACATTAACTTGTTGATTATAAACTCTATGAGGGTTTGTAAACACAAAAGGCAATCCAACCTTGTCAGATGTCAAACCATTCGAATCGGGAAAACCTTTGTATCTTTTTGTATCTAAACTTTGCATTTTCATTTCTTCCTTTAAAACTTTACGAATATAAGATATTGAAATTTGATTATTATTACTAAACCATCTTTCTTTTATATCCTTTGGAGTAACCTCAACAAAGTTAATTGCATTGTTATTATCAAAAAAGTCAATAAATAAATATTCAATTTCTTTTCTTAATCCCGATTTACTTTCTTCCTTAACAAGCTCTAATGATTCGGTCATTATTTCTTCCTTAGTAAATACCATTCTTGATTTACTAAAATCAATTTCTGCTTGCTGAAGTAAGAATTTAAGAAA